GCTCTTCCGATCTTCATTCTTCATTTTTTATTTCAATTGTATCAGTTGAGTAGCAAAATCATTTCTCTTCCATGGCTCGCACCACCGCCACTTCTCTGTTTCCGATAACCAATGATTTATTCTCAACTATTTATTATACAGTTTCAATAGAGAACCGTCAACTATTTTTTAGAGGATGAAGAGCTGCTATCGCTTGTTTGGACACCGATATTTTGCAAATATTGGTTAAAGGTTGACTTGAAGGCATCATCTTTGACCTTGATATTGGCATCGGTCATCGCTTTGGCAATAATGCTACGGATGAAGTTAGTATCTTGCTTACGACCTTCGACAATGATTTCTTTCAAGCGTTTTTCGTATTTCTTCCAATCAGAACCTTTTTCAGTCTTCTTGTTTAATTTCACAATATAGTAGCTAGCAGAATAGTTTTGGCCTGCTGATACGGTGATGACATCTGAAATGCCGTTTTCATCCAACTTAAAGGCTGCTTCTTTGACTTGAGATGGGATATCTGCTGTTCCTGAATCAAACTTGACTTCGCCACCTTTGTCTTTTGTAGCAGTATCTGTTGAATTTTCTTTAGCGATTTTAGCAAAGTCTGCACCTTCAGCTTTAGCTGCTTCCAATACTTCTTTTGCTTTGTCTTCTGAATCCAATTTGATAATTTGTGCTGTTACTTCAGGGGTGTATGATTCAAAGGCTGTCTTGTAGTCTGAATCCTTGATATCCTTCTTAGCAGCTTGATTGACTGCGTATTCCAGCAACATATTGCTACGGATTTGTTTCTTAGCTGTTTCTTCCGTCAAGCCTTGTTGCGCCAAGTAAGCATCAAATTGGTTGCCCAATTGTTTCTTTTGCTTGTCAAATTCTTTATTGACATCTTTATCAGAAACTTTTGATCCAAATTCTTTTTCAAAGACCTTATTGATGGTCATTTGGAAAAGGACTTGTTGGGCTCCTTGATTTGATTTCATTTCATCATAGAAATCAGAAACTGTAATCGTGTCCCCTTTCATGGTCACGATATCTTTGTTTGTGCCATTGGCACATGCTGCTAGTGTTACGACTGATAGCAAGGTCACAGCACCTGCTACAAGTTTTTTCTTCATGAAATTTCTCCGTTCCTTTTTTAAACTTCTTCTATTTTACCACAAATTAGAGAGAATACCTTAAATTTACCTAAAATGAGCCAGGCTCTGGCAAGGTAACTGTCTCTGCATTTTTTCGGATCATCAAGATGCCGTCACCAAGCGGCACCAAGCTAGCGGTCAAATCTGGATGATTGAGAGTTGCATCAAAGAGGTTCTGCAGACCTCGATAGATGGTTCGTTGTCCACGACGGACCTCCATGATGTCTTTGGCAACATCTCCCCCTTGGAAAATATCATCTAGCACCACGATACCTCCAACTTCTAGAAGCTCTAAGATCCGTGGCAAAAAAACGATGTATTTAGACTTGGCTGAGTCCATAAAGACAAAGTCATAGGTCTCTGTTAAATCCTGCAAGATATCCACCGCATCTCCCTCCAGCAAGGTGATTTGCTTTCTCTGATCGAATTTAGCCAGATTTTCCTTGGCAAAACCGACCATTTCCTCGTTTCGATCAATGGTGGTAATTTGCGCATTGGGGGCATTTTCCGCCATCAAGAGGGCCGAAAACCCAATGGCCGTCCCAATTTCAAGGATTTTCTTTGGTTGTAGGCTTTGCAGAAGTAATCGAAAGTAAGCGACCGTCTCCTGCGGAATGATAGGAATATTTTCCTTGCGCGCAAACTCTTCTAATTCCTTGAGGGCACCAGCTACCGGCTTTTGACGCGTCCGCATAAAGTCGACAATCTCATCCTTGACCACTGGCCGACGCATATTGTGGTTGGCATTTTTACTATAAGACTCCACCATCTTATGCAAGTCCTAATTTTTCTACAAGGGCTTCAAATTCATTTAGGCGACGTTCAAAGACCGCAAAAGCTGCGTCCAAGTAGTCTTCTTTTTCCATATCCACACCTGCTTTGCGGATGACATTAAGTGGATAATCAGAGTTTCCAGCTTTCAGGTAATTGATATATTTATCACGGTCTTCTTGGGTTCCATGAACAATTTTTTCAGCTAGAGCTGAAGCTGCCGCAAAACCAGTTGAATATTGGAAAACGTAGTAGTTATAGTAGAAATGAGGAATGCGAGCCCATTCATATTGGATCTCAGGGTTGTCTTCTTTTGAAAGACCATAGTATTTCTCATTGAGATCTGCATAAAGGTTGTTCAAGAACTCACTCGTTAAAACAGTCCCTTCTTGGTCAGCCTTATGAATCGCATGCTCAAATTCAGCAAACTGAGTTTGACGGAAGACGGTTCCACGGAAGCCATCTAAGAAATGGTTGAGAATGGCAAAGCGGGTTTGATCATCTTCTACTTCTTCCAAGAGACGTTCTGTCAAGATATTTTCATTGGTCGTAGAGGCAATTTCAGCAAGGAAAATAGAGTAGTCCCCATAGACGTAGGGTTGATTTTCACGGGTATGGCTCGAATGCATACTGTGACCAGTTTCGTGAACCAAGGTAAAGAGATTATCCAGAGTATCTTGCCAGTTTAACAACATAAAGGCATTGGTATCATAAGAACCACCTGAGTAGGCACCTGAGCGTTTTCCTTGGTTAACATGGACATCAATCCATCGTTCACTAAAGGCCCGTTTCACACGAGACAGATAATCCTCACCCAAAACAGCCAAGACTTCTTCCGCTTTTGCCAAGGATTCTTCATAGCTAAACTTGTAGTCTGTATCTGATAATGGGGTATACATATCATACATCTTCAAGTCAGAGATTCCAAGAATTTTAGAACGCAACTGAATATAACGTTGCAAGAGTGGCAAGTGTTTGTTGACTGCGACTACCAAGCGTTCATAAACGCTTTCTGGCACAAAGTTTTCAGAAAGGGCTGCTTCACGGGCAGATGAGAATTTGCGCACTTTGGCATTGAAGTTATGAACTTTTACATTGGTTTGTAAGGTTTTAGCATAGGTATGTTGGTACTGTTCATAGACCTTGTAGAGCCCTTCATAGGCTTCTTTACGGACCGCACGATCTTTTGATTCAACCAAAGAAATGTAATTGCCATGAGTCAATTGCACTTCTTCACCCTTGTCATTATGCACGGTTGGAAATACAATATCTGCATTGTCTAGGATTTCAAAGGTTTCGCCACCAGATGCAAAGATTTCTCCCGCTCCAGCAAGTAACTCTTCTTCTTTGTGAGACAAGACATGTTCTTTTTTCTCAAGTAAGCAATCAAAATAATGACCATATTGTTCCAAGGCTGGAACTTCATTTACAAAATCCTTGTACTGCTCATCCGTAATAGCCATGAATTCAGGCTCATAGAAGGCAAAGGTTTCCCCTAATAAACTATAGAGTGCCATCCCTTTTGATTGGTATTCTTGGTATTTGGCAACCCGTGTATCTTGGTCATTTTTCATATGAGCATAGACATAGACCTTCTCCAACCGGCGGCTCAATTCCAAATAAGCTTCAGTGGTCTCTAACAGATTTTGTGCCGAATCCAATAAATGACCAGCATAGTGGCTGGCTGCTTTCATATCCGCAGCTAAGCTGGCTGCTTCATCTTCCCAAGCTTGATCTGTCGCAAAAATCGTCGACAAATCCCATTGGTATTTTTCATCAATTTCATTACGTTGTTTTACCATTTCAATTCATCCTCCAAAGTACTATTTTAGCATATTTCAAAAACTGTTGCCATTATTGCGCCATACGTTTTCAAACGTTGCAAAATTGCGCATTTTAGAAAAATATCGTTTTCGTCATTTTTCGATAATTAAAAAAAGACGTATTCATTTTCGTATTCATTGCCCGCATAATTGAGAGAACGAGCCCGAGGGCTTTTTTGTTTGCCGTTGTAATGGACAATCTCTAAAATGTCTGTTATAACAGAAAAACCACTCATAACGAGTGGTTTTAAATACCGATGCTTTCGATTAGTTTTAAGCGTTGGTTATAATCAAGTTTGGAAACTTTGTCCGCCAATTCTTTAGATTGCGGTAGCTCTGTGTCTAAGATGCTCTCTGGTAGGTATTTGATTTTTAACTTGTCAATAAATCCACCAAGCACCGCTTCCCCTAAAATGACTTTTTCATTTTCTGTAAGCTCTGGTACATCTGCTAAATCCATTAAGATAGTATAACGGTCAGCAATATCAGCTACCCGCCCACTAAATGAGCGGAAGCGATTGTTTTTGCACTCGTCATAAATGTTTACTAGTTCGCCAGCTAAGTAAATTGATTTTTTAAATTTGTCTGCCATGTTTTTCTCCTTTTAGTTTAATTCTTCCATCATTTTTTCAAAAGGATCTTCTTCTTCGTCCTCAATTTTTTCGATCTCTGCTAATAGGTCAGACCATTCTTTGTAAACTTCTTCGTATTGGTCAGACAATTCTTTAATTCGTTTGTTATATCCAAAGTATTTCTCAAAGTTTTCTTCGCTACAATCTTGTTCGTAAGTAGTTCTAAAATCTTCTTTTTGAGTTTCTACGTTTTCACGTTTTTCCCAGATTGCTTTTAGTTCTGATTTCTTTTCTTCGGCTGCTGCCCAAAGTTTTTGTGTATCCATTTTGGTTCCTCCTCGTCCCCTTTCGGGACTTGCGATTTTTTGTTTGGTAGGTCTTACCCTTACCTTGATTATAGTATAACAAAAGGTAGCACCTTTGTCAATACTTTTTATAAAAATAATTAAAGTTTTTTAATTCTGGAACTAGTTTCAGAAAATAAGCAATAAAAAAAGCCCCTCCCAAATTGGGAGGGTAAGTCTTAAATTGGGACATCTTCAAGCACCTTTAATCGTGCCTCAAGATTTTTCAAGTCTTCTAACGTTGCGTAAGTCGTTTGTGCTTGGTGATTCGTGATAAAGTTATCACCACCGTTTCGCAATTTTTCGTCGATTAAAGCGTCAAGTCCTAATTCAATGTGCTTATTTTTAATATTGCTCGTCATCTGAGATTGCAAAGCTGAATAAGTAGCAAACATCTGATAAGCCATATCTGACGTCATATACGCGCTTAAATCAACCGTCGTCGGTGGTGTTTGTACTGGTCTGCTTTCCAGTGCTTGAACTCGGCTTTCTAGTGGTCCTAAATCGAGCGTTTGAACTGTCGGAGCTGGTTTATTTTCCAATGCTTGAACTCGTCTTTCTAACGGACTAAGATCAACCGTTGTTACCTGTGGCCTTGCTTCAAGTGCTTCAATTCGCGCAACTAGTGGGCCGTCATTATACGATTGTATGGTGTGGCCAGCAAGATAGTTTGCGATCTCATCGCGCAAGCTGACTTTGCCCAACTCAACCATTTCGGCTGGCTGGTACTCCTCTGCTGACTGAACCACGTCGACACGAACGCTCTGATCGCTTGGGAAAACGTACCCGTCGCACTCAACCTCAACGAGATAGCTCTCGACTGGGAGGACTTTCGGAATCTTAAACGATACTTTTGAGCCTTGGACCGTCGCACTAAAAGACGCCTTGCCCTTCTTGCTCACAAAGTGAATTGTAGCTTCCCGTCCATTTAAATCAATTGGGGCCCACCTTTCGTCGTATAATTCAAATCCAAAAAGGGAAGCCGAGTCGCCTTGTTTAACGACCCGGCCACCCTCAAACTGCTTTAAGTTAGTACAGTTTGAGTGATTCATTCAATCACCCCTCTTTACTTATAATAATTTACTAGATCGTCCTTGTCCCAGCATGACAGCCAAACTGGACCAAATTGCCCAAACTCAAACAATCGCCAGTAATAACCGCCATAATAGCCACCTGTTCCTGTGTCTGAGATATTGACTTCATCGAGTTCAAAACTAAAGTACATTCCAGCTTTGAAGTCTTGATCTGCACCGTCTGGCAAGTTGTTGCCGTTTTCGTCAACCCAGTTTACCATGCCTACTGGGATCCCGTTTTCCGTCCAATCAAATCCGATTGGGCAGAGGTAATCACACTTAATTTGATAAATACCGTTAACGTATGCTACCTCGTTCGCTTCGTAATAAGCCTTTTCTTGAGGTTGTACGGCTGTGTTTGCTTGGTTGTTTGTCTGTGGTGCTGTGTCAGCATACCGCCAAACTTCGAAATAATTTGGCTTATTCCAATTATAATAGTCATTGAATGGATAAGTATTAATAGCTTGTCCTGCCGCACCTTGCGTTGAGTAGTCGCACGAAATGAAGTATGTATCGTCCATCATGACACCGACATGGCCACCAGCACCACCAGATGAGGACATATCAGCACCCCACGACATAAGCACAATATCGCCAGTTAAAGCGTCCCATTCTTGGTTAATGCTCACACGATAAAAGCCATTATTTGCGAGCTGTTGGCCAAGCGTTACAGTCGATGGCAAGCCTTGGATTGGAATACCAGCTTCTTTCAAAACTTGCGACATGATACCAGAACAGTCCCCAGTCCCGTCTGACCCGTTGCGAGATCCCAGCATTGAATAGGTAATCAGCCCGCGACGACTAATAAAGCCGTTAACAATAGATTGTTGTACACTCATTGCTTATCTCCTATTTCTTCCATTCGTCGTTCGCTTTTTTGACTGCTGCTTCGATGAAGGTATTGAGTTCTTGATTTGTTAAATGGATATTTTGAGACTCAAGACCCTCGATCAAGCTCGTTTTAGCGTGCTCGAGCTTATCTGATCCGTGAATATCCAACTTATCAGCAACTTGCTCTGTAGCGTTGACCGCGTTCTTTGCCAAGATCTCAACAATCTCGATCGCTTTCTTGCCACCACGCATTAGCAAGTATTTCTTAAACGATTGAACAACGATTCCTGTCAATACAACTAAAATGCTCATAGCTGATGAAGTAATAATGCTTGTGATTTGATCCATGTTATTTTTCCTCTTTCATTTCTAATTCTAAGAAGCGGTTAAAAAGTACTTTAATAGCACCGTTCCCGCCTAGTTCGACGTAACTTTCATAAAGTTTAGAGAGCTCTTCTATTTCGTGTTGGTTAGTATATCCACGATTCAGAGCTTTCTTCAGATTTTCCTGCAATCGGAAACGTTGTAACCGTTGCAAACCTTTTCCGATTATCGTCAAATTCTTTCTGTTTTCTTTTCCAATTTCTTCTACCGAATGGACTGACGTTTCGAGGGCTCCTATCTTGTTTGATAGGCCCTCAAGACGTTTGTCAGCGTCTTTTGTGGTTTTTGTGCTTTTAAAGGAAAAGTAACTAGGAATTATGACGACAAGGACCGGAGTCAGCTTGTCAACTAAAGACAATAAATCCAACTTTATCACCCCCTAACAGCAAGAAATCTCTTACTGTGCCGGTTGTGTTGGTTGTGCGTTAGTAGTTGCAGCGGTAGTCATTGGATCTGTTGCTTTAGGTTCAGTCCACTTCCAGACTGCCAACTTGCCATTTTGTGACAATGCACCTTCAAGATCAGCCACTGTTTCGTTATTGTAAGTAAACTCTTGATTTACTTGGACAAGGACACGATTTCCTTCACCATATTTGACCACATGGTTAGGATCTGTCACCGTAAAGATGTCGTATGGTTTATACGTTTTACCAACTTGTCCAGCTTCGATAAGTTCCAAACCACGACTATATAGAGTTGGATCAAGTGGGTTTTCTGTATTAGTAACCGCAACCAATACAGCCCAATCCGAAACAGCCTTGTTTTCTGCAATCTTCTTGTCCTTTTCAGCAAGTTTAGCTTCATAGCTTTCTGCCTGAACGTGCAAGTCTTCTTGTAGTTTCTTAACACCATCAGCAGGGTTAAATTCAGTTGCAACCTGACCGAGTACAGCTTGGATCAGAGACTCATCTGATTCGCTTGTACGGTCACCAATCAATACACGGTCAAAAGCCGTATAGGGTGCATCTTGTCGAATTGCGACAAAAGTTTTGTTCGTTTCTTGTAAATACTTATTAACTAGTTTAAATGTCATTATTTACCTTCTTCCATTTTTTGAGATGCCTCGTCAAAGAGGTCTTTAAGTGCTTGATCGCTGTCTAACACGTTGTTAATGCGTGCTAGTTGATCTTGTGCTTGTTTGAGTTGCTCTTGCGCTTCCTCAAGATACGCTTTATAATTTGAGCTCTCGATAGCTTTATTCGCTAGCTGGACAGCGAGATCATTGATAATTTTGTCTGTTGTATTCATGGTTTTCCTTTCTACCTCCAATTTGGATAATAGCCTCTGCTGTAATTACCTGGAACACCGTTAAGATTTCGGAAGTTATCAAAGATTTCGTCTAAGATAACTGAGAGACTCGAACCTTTTATAACAATATCGTCAATTCCAAAAAGCTTTCTGCTTTCGGTATTTAACGATACACCACCACCAAGAGAGCTGGCATTAAGTCCATCGTTTTTCCGTAAAACGTGATCGCTGTTTGAACATTGCCACCTTGTCGACCATTCCAGATTTGAATACCAGCAGAGGTATGCTCTATACCAGTGACATGATTTCGGTTGCTCATGAGCTGTGTGTATGCACAAGGTACACCGTTCAACGAACCTTGCCCAAAAATTAAGAATTGCAAGGGTTTTCCAGCAAAACTATTTCGAATTCCTACAGCATCCGTGTTCATATCAATCCAGCCAGTCTGTAAGTCAAAATCAGTAATACCGTTAAGTGACGATAGCTTACCACCTTTGATAATATTTGCTGTCAACCCGTCAGCCGTGATATTCTTCGCTGATACGTTGATAAGTCGTGCTGTGCTTGCGTCAATTTCGTTGATATGAGCTGTGCCAATCTGTGCATTGCCGATCATGGACGATTTAATAACACCGTCTTTGATATAGGTCTTGTCACCAATCGAGATCAAGCCCTCATTGATCTTAACTGACCCGTCTGGGTTCAAATTTAATTGCCCCATCACGTCACCAGCGCTGTTTAGATTGCGCACTGACCAGCTATTGTTTAGTTGCGTGACTTGCGTTCTAACAGCTTCCAGAGGTTCGTTTGAATCGTCTGGGCATGGTTGCCATAAACGGGAACTAGAACCTTCGTAAAAGTCCAGTTCGGTCATGAACAGACCAGACCAGCCTGTCGGATTACCTTCGTATGAAAACAACAGATAGCCATTGTCAAAATCGCCTGTGTTAAATTTAAACGACTTCTTAACCGCTTTAGTCGAATCAAAAGCAGGACTTCCAGTCTTATCAAAGATCGTCTGGATTTCATCATAATCTTGATTAGCTGAGTCTTTCTTGCGTTTTCTCAACTCGATCGTAAAACGTGCTGTGTTAGCGTCAAATGCTAGCATATTGAGCATGTAATCTGTGTTCTTTTTAAAGATAAAGCGTGGACTGTTCACGACTGCGCCATTATACAAAAGGAACATTCGCTTTTGACCGTTCATGTAGAATTGGTGTTCTAAGAACTTAAATTTATTAGGAGCACCGTTCCAATACTTCAAGCCCTCGTCTGCCCTCGAATTTCGGATCATATTAGGACCACCGCTGGTTGAATACTTCCCAACCTCTGTCTGGAAGATCTGGCTGGACATGACCAAGCGTGAGAGATTATCGGGTGCGTCTGTTTCGCTTTTGCCGATGATTCGTTCATAGAGTTTGTTGCTCTCTGTTAGCTTGTTAAACTCGATTGTTTGGCTCGCTATTCTACGATCTAAATTGCTTACTTGACCTTGCGTGTCCGAAAGCTTGGTGTTTAAATAGTCAGCATACGCACTTGGAGCGAACGACTGCTCAATATTCCTATAAATTTTATTATAGATCGTGTCACCGTCAACACTCTTAATTCCCTCCGTGACTTTGTTCTGCAAGTCTTGGCTTGATAGGATTTGTTGCTTGATCTGGTCTGATAGCTTGCTTGTGTCTGGGATCGTACCAGCTTTCGTTAAAGCTTCTTGCGCCTTTGCGGTGGCTTGCTCGATAGCCTTATTTGTAGCTGTCTGAGCGTCCGAGATCAACGTTTCGATCTTTCTTGTATCAACTTTGAGGATCTTTGGAAGCCATTCCGTCCCGCTCCAATAATAGAGCTCCGTTTCCTCGCCCACGGTCAAGTATAAGAGATCGCCTTCATGGAGCGTCCCTCTCGGTTCGTCCTTGGGCTTCGTTGCTCCGTAATAATTGGTATTCTTGCCATTTGCGGAAACAAGCGCCCGTGTGGCTACCTCGAGAGCACCTTCAGCGTACTCTTTCGACTCGGACACGCTTCGCATGATTGAGCCTTCTGACGTGATCGCTTTCTGGACAGTTCCAATATCGTTACACGTTACCTTATGGGATAATAGCCGACCCGTCACGTCGTAAGAGCTCTCGTAAGACACAATACGGATCTTCTCACGGAACCCGATCGTCTCATTGATCGCCATGATATAGTCACCAGCGCGGGGCCGTGTGTACTTATACCCGGCTTGTGTGAGATCTTCCATATCAAGCTGGACTGAGATCGAATAGGATTCGTCGACTTCTTTCTTTAGTCGTTCTAAGAGCTTACCAGTCTCTTTATATCGCTCGTCTTTCACCGGTTCGCCTTCAATCCGGCCATAGATTCGAGCAAGTGGGCTCTCGTATTCGGCGGTATAGCGTCCCGCGTCGTGGTTGTTTTCGTCCTTCCACGCCCCCAGACCTTTTTTGTAAGTGACAAAACCACCGATATTCTTTTCGATCGTGAGCTCGTTCATGTTGAAATTTTTCCGGACGACTGTCGAAAGGTCAGTCCCAACTTTCTTCAAAATTCGAACGACCTTACCAGTTACCGAAAACTCGAGGCCAGCTTCCTTGATAATTTCTTTGAACATTTTGAGCCGACTCACGTTTCCGAAGTTTTCTTTCCGGATTGCCTTTGCTTCAGCTTCAATCACATAACGATAGCCACTATCTTTAAAAATCGCCTCGATATAGACTTCAAAACGATTTGATCCGTTAAATTCTTTATAACAATTTAAGTGCTCGAAATCGTAAAAGAATTGGTGGACAGCGTCAAAAGATAACGAAATGTTTTTGCCTTCATCTTTAGGCTTCGCATAAATGATCTTATAGAGTTCGCCATCGAAGGTAAAGCTCCACCCACGATCTAATTTTGATAGAACCTGCGTATTCGATACAATCGTTCCGGAGATCGACCGTTCGCCATTTACAGCGTTTTTAGTTTTTAGCTCGACTTGGGCTCCGTATCCGTTGCCCCTTTCGTCGTAAAAAGTAATCAATGATCCACCTCCTCTCTAGCGATAAAGCTCTTTAAATCCGAGGATCTTGACGGTCCCCTTGAAATTTGTAAACCAATTGACCGAACGGTTAGTCTTTGGCCTAATAACGAAATATTCGTAATTTGTCCGGTTGTTGACGTTTAAATCTTGTGCCGTTGGTCCTTGATAGATCGCCGTCTCAACCCCTTTTAAAAGGAGCTTTTGGCCAGACCTTAAAGGCGTTTCCGTGTGTCGGTAAGTAAACCGACGGCCGTCAATCTCAAGAAAAAAATCAGTATTATCAGCGTTTGCGGTCAATTCCACAACAAACGGTACCTCTAATTGGCTAAGTGGTGCCGTGCCATTGTATGGGAAGCTGTTCGTGCTAAGTGAAAGATCCCTTGGGACCGTCTCACCATACGGAAGCTCTGCTGTCACGAATGAGAATGAAACATTATACTTGATTCCGGCTTCTGAATTGCCAATAAAATCAAAATCGATTTGACCATCTCCCACGACGTTATATCGATATTTCCAGTTACTGTGTGGTAGCTGGGCAATGTTGAGATCGCCCGTCGTTTGTCCCGGAGTCTGGAAGTCGTAAATATTATTTACGTTTTGATATAGCTTAGTAATATAAAAGCTATCGTCACCAAAAACCCAGCGTGAAATTTCGTCTTTTTTGTTTAAAAAGTCCTCCATAGAAACCGCTGAAAGCCTAGCTGTGACTGAGATTTTCTTCTCGGTATAGGTCAAGCCGTCGAAAATATAACCATTACGTCCCTTGACGGTACGCCTTGATAATTCCACGGCCGGGGACGAATCATCGACCGTGATATTGTAAAGGCCAAGGTCAGATAATTTCTGACTTTGGCCGTCTTTTTCAATTAATAAGTCCATCGTTCCCCCTTACGCGAAATAAGCGTCTAGCGCCTTTTCTCTCGCGTCTTTTTCTTTGATCGTGGTATAGATCTTATCTCCTACGATCTCGTTATGTACTTCGAATTTTTGGTTCGAAAGTTGCGAATTTTTGACCTCATCGCTCAAGTCCTCAAGAGATGAACGAACGCCCGAACTTGTCACGCTCGCGCTTGTGGTCAATACACTATTAGTCTGATAGTCTTGATCTGTGATAGCTTGTGCGTATGCTTTAGACATTGCCTTAATATCACCGACCCAATCTTTCATACCAATATAGAATCCTTCGCCCGTGAATCCCCCGATCTTTTTCATAACGCGAGATGGTGAGTGGATATCCAAGGCCGAGCGCATTATATCAGCAATACTTGAAGCGATACTATAAGCAAGCGCATAGAGCGAACCAGCCATCGAAGCAAGTCCGTTGTATAGTCCAACGCCGGCGTTAAAGCCTACGGCTGACAATAGGACAGGTAACGAGCTAAACGATACCGAGATCTGATTGCAAGCCGTACTAGCAAGTGATACAGCTTGATTCATGCTTGAACTCATTGTGTTAGTAAACGCGTCCATGCCACTTTTAGCACTATTCGTGACGCTTTGGAACGTCGACTTAAACGCGCTTTCTAATTTCTTACCTGCCGAAGAACTAGTCTGTTCAATCTTATTCAAACCACTTTGAACTGCTTGGGCTGTCGCGTTCATTTCACTTGTGACAGTCTTTTGCATATTTTGATAATTTGTCGTGATAGATTGCGACATTTTAGAGCTTGCTTGCTCGGCTTGTTGGGCCATCTTATCAAAATCTGTTTGAGCACTAATAGCCATCGCATTTGTAGCGCTCGTTGCTCCCGTTTGCATTTGTTGGAAGTTTGCGACAACGTTCGCGCTCGCTTGTTGTGCGTTAGTAGTTGCAGCCGTGTTGACTCCCGTCGTGCTCGCGTTCGCATTATTCATCAGCTGATTCAATTCGTTGCTTGCGTTCGCGTTTAACTGGTTGATATTGCTTGTTACACCAGTATTCATCTGTCCAGTTTGAGCCGTTGCGTTTAAGTTCATTTGATTAAACGAAGCGTCAGCATTTGCAGCGAGTTGTTGCAAGTTCATTGTTCCGCTTGCATTCGTGGTGTTGAAGTTATTCGTGGCCGTCTGTTGCAATTGAGTTGTACTATCCATCGCATTTGTGGCCATTTGGGACATATTAGCCGTAACGCCAAGACTCATATTTGACGTTGACGCGATCGTATTCGTACTCATTTGATCGTAAGACGTCGACACGTTAGTTGCTGCACTTGTCGCGTCATAACTTAATTGAGTGGTCGTTTCTGAACTTTTAGCCTTGATATTTTCAGCCGTATTATTGATAGATTCTTCGGTTTTCTTTCCGCCTTCGTCGGACTTACCAGTGATCCAATCCCAAATACCACCGAAGAAATTTCCGATGGCGTCAGCGACACCTTTCAAAGCGTTAGGAATAAACTCGAGCAAAGCTCCACCGAATCCCTTAATGATCTCCCAAGCAGCCGAGACAATATTCGGCAATCCCTGAACAATTGCTATTGCTAGCTGTACAACTAACTGTGCACCAGCTGCTAGTAATTGCGGTAATGCTTGAGCGAGTCCACGAATCATCTGACCGATGATCTGTGCTGCGCTTTGTATGATCTGTGGTAACGAATTAATGATCCCTTGGACAAGCATTACAATTAATTGAATACCACCTTGTAAGATTGCCGGTAAGTTTGACAAGATTGTTTGCATAAAGCCAATAATGACTTGCGTTCCCATCTGGATAATCGCTGGCAAGGCTTGAACGATACCATTTACGATATTCATCAAGATTTGAATACCTTGTTCAAGAATCTGTGGGAATTGCGCTTGTATGTTAGTTATGAAGTTAGTTACAATCTGTTGCGCCGTCGAAAGTATTTGCGGTAAGTTTTGCAAGATCCCTTGTGTAATGCTAAGAAGTAACTGCATACCAATTGACAGCAATTGTGGCAATGCTGAAAGTAAGCTGTTGACCAAAGTCCCGATGATAGTCATTGCGGACGAGATCAATGATCCCGCATTTTGGCCCACACCTTGAACAAGACTTGCTATCAACTGAACCCCAGCGTCAACGATAACTGGGAACATTGTCGCGAATCCTTGCGCGAGTTTAGCCACTAGATCAGCACCCGAGGCGATAAGACTCGGTAATTGACTAGTAATTCCATTCACAAGATTTTGAATGATTTGAGGGCCTTTGGTCGTGACTGTGGTAATCAACTGATCGATCTGTTTTCCAAATTGTTGGTTAATTAGACCAAGACCAGCAAGAACAAGCCCCAGAATAGCAGCTGGACCGATTGACGCGAGGGCGATTCCCATAACAGAAGCAATCCCAGTCGTCATCATTCCAAGGACTGATAATCCTTGTGAAGCTGCTCCACCGAGTGCACCCGGGATACCGCCGATCTTACCAACGAAGTTTGTAATAGATCCGCCGGCCACGCTAAATGCATTAGACGCGACTGATCCGAGAGCCATTGCTTTCGTGGCCACTCCACCCAAAATACCAGTAAGCGAAGTTAAACCACGCACCGCTGGGCCAAACGCAAACGCGCCCACAAGTCCTAAAACGGCTGGTTTTAATTTAACCATGGTACTTTCGAACTTATTCGCTTGTTCATCGGTCATTTTAGTTCCGTTTAAGAATTGATTCAAAGCCGGGTTTAAAGAATTGATAGCGTCTAAGAAATTTTGTAAACCTTTAGAGTTAGAAATTTTATCGACTAACTTATCAACCCATTTTACGAGTGTCGTAAGTACTGGCAAAACAGCCGTCCCCACCTTGATTTGAAGCGTTTCAAACGAACCTCTCAAGGCTTCGACTGCCCCTTTTAAGTTGTTGAGTTTTTCAGCAGCAACTTGAGCAGCCGTTACTTTATCAATAGCGGCTTGCATACTATTGGCGCCATCTGCTCCTTCGTTCATCGCGATAGTTGCAGCACGCACCGCGTCGGTACCGAACATGGTTTTTAAAGCCATTTGCTTTTCAGCGTCAGTCAGTCCGCCTAAGTGATCTTTCAAAACTTGAGAGATCTCAGCGAATGACTTGATCTTACCTTCAGCTGTGAAGAACTGGTTTGAGCCGTCGGCTGTGATGATACCGAGTTCTTTCATCATGTTCGTCTGTGCTTTGGTTTGCGGTTGCAAATTCATCAGCATGGTCTTTAATGATGTACCAGCGTCTGATCCTTTGAGTCCGTTTTGAGCGAAGACTGCGAGGGCGTTAGTGGTATCACGGAATGATAAACCAAGCCCAGAAGCAACTGGAGCGACCATGGAAAGACCATATTTTAGCTCGTGGACGTCTGTCGCTGACGCGTTAGCAGCTCCCGCGAGTTGGTCCGCTGCCTGTGTGGCTGTCATGCCGTCACGTTTAAACGCGTTTAAAGCTGTCGACGTAATTTCAGCAGCTTCTTTTAAGTCCAATTCCCCAGCCGTGGCCAAGTTAAGGGACGCGGTAAGCCCACCGTTTAGGATATCTTTTGATGATACCCCGGCTTTTGCAAGTTCACCGATCGCGTCAGCTGCTTCACCAGCACTAAAGGCTGTGTCGGCCCCGGCTTTGATTGCAGCGTCGTTGAATTGTTTCATCGTCGCTTCGCTCTCACCAGTCACGGCCTTAATATTGCTCATTTTAGCTTCAAATTCAGCAGCTTTTGAGACTGTACTCTTGATTGCTTGTTTTCCAAGATCAAAGAGTTTGTAAGCAGCAGCCACGCCTAGAACCTGTTTCACTAAGTTAGTTGACGCGCTAGCCGCTTGATTTGTATGGTTTACAATCCCGGTCAAGGCTCCTACTGCCTTCTGCCCGGTCGTTTGAAACGCGTTCCCGAGCCGTCCGCTTACATTGCTAGCAAGACTGTTAACTGAGGACAAGATTTTGCCTCCGAACGAGTTTTGAACCCGTTCAGCAAAGCTGTTCGCCTTGCTGATTAGGTTGGTAAACATACTAGACCATGAAGAGTTGATCGGATTCAGCACTCTTTGGCCAAGTGCGCTCGTAAGATTCCCAGCCACGGACTGGATTCGAGCTTCGAGACGGGCCATAGCGTCCCCAATAGAGCCAAAGGTCGTCTTATATGATCCGGACATATTGTTAGCCGAATTAGTAAATACTGAGCCTAAACCATGGACTTTTGCGCTGATACTCTGCGCCATAGAGTCGACACTATTCGCCATTTCAGCAAACGCGCTTTTTGGTGATTTGATCGCGTTTGAAATATCAAAATCAAACGCTTTTTTAATAGATCGGAAGAGCGTCGTGTAGGGAAAGAGTG